TGGTGGCACGGCGCCGGCCCGCCGATCGGGCAAGTCCTTCAATGATCTGCCGACCGAAGCGCAGCGCGCCTGCGACAAGTGGGTGGCGAACGGCATCATCAAGAGCCGTGAAGACTATGTCAAATCTTACAAGTGGGATTGATCGATATGGAAATGGATGCACCCCGCCGCCGCGGTCGCCCGCCGGTAAACCGGACCGAAGCCGCGCCCGCCGCTGCCCCCGAGGCGGCGCCCGTCACGGCGACCGCTGAAGAGCCCGCCGACAGCGCAAAGCCCACCCGCCGCCGCAAGCGTGGCGATGTCGCCGGCATGTCGCTGAAGCTCGCTGCGCCCGCCCGCGAAGGCTACGTCCGACGCTGGTTCAACGACAGCAACAACCGTATTGCGGAGGCCGGAGAATTGGCGTATGATCACGTCAAGGACCCGAGCATTCAGTCATCCGGCTCGGACTCTCGCATATCGCGCCTGGTAGGCACTAAGGCGAATGGCGAACCTCTCCGCTCGTACCTCATGGAAACCCCGCTCGAAGAATATGAGCGCGGTACAGCCGACCGGGAAGAGTTCAATCGCAGGGTCGACGAAGCAATCACGACTGGCAGCGATTTCACGGGCCAGATGCCTCAATCCGAGACGTATGGCCGAGGATCGATCCAGCGGGATCGCTAGGCTGACCTTTCTGTAGGCACCCTTAGCGTCTCGCAGCGCAAAGGGTGCCACATGGCAAACTCAACCACTCCGTTCGGGCTTCGTCCCGTCCAGACGCTTCTCAGCGGCCCCTATTCGGGTGCTGTCGGGGCGTTTTCTGTCGCGGCCGGCAACGGCACTGCGATCTATATCGGCGATCTCGTCACGCAGGCGGGGACTTCGCAGATTATCGACGGCGTCGTTTATCAGGATGTCGTTCAGGGCGCGACCGGTGACGTGTTCACTGGCGTCGTCGTCGGCGTTCTGCCCACGACCCGAGACAGCCTGCTCTACCGCGCCGCTTCGACGCAGCGCATTCTCCTCGTCAACATCGACCCCAACGCTGACTTCCTGGTGAAGCAGTCGGCCGGCGGCACTCCGCTGACCGCGAACGACATCGGCCTCAACGCCAACGTCGTCGTGGGCTCCGGCAGCACCGTTACGGGCTGGTCGGGCATGTCGCTCGACAACACCACCGAAGCCGGCACCAACACCCTCGACCTGAAGATCGTCGGCATGCCCTCGGGCCCCGGCAATGATGTCGGTTCGAGCGTGTCCAGCGGCGCTGACGGAAGCGACTTCTATGTCCGCATCAACCGTCATCGCTACGTCAACCAGGTCGCGGGGAGCTAAGCGCCATGACTGTCATTTCAACCGGCAGTATTGCCAAGCTGCTCTGGCCCGGCCTCGATGCCGTCTGGGGCATGAACTACAGCGAGCACCCGGTGGAATACACCGACCTCGTCGACGTCTACTCGTCGGACATGAACTACGAGGAAGATCAGGGCATGACCGGCTTCGGTCTGGCCCCGATCAAGCCGCAGGGCACGCCGACCGTGTACGACAGTATGCAGCAGTCCTACACGACCCGGTACACCCATATCGCCTACTCGCTGGGGTTCATCATCACGCACGAAGCGCTGATGGACAACCTCTACGAGAAGATCGGTACGGGCCGCACCTCGTCGCTGGCCTTCTCGGCGCGCCAGACCAAGGAAAACGTGGTCGCCAATCTCTACAACCGGGCTTTCAGCAGCTCGTATGTGGGCGGCGACGGCGTCTCCATGATCAACAGCGCGCATCCGACCGCTTCGGGCAACCAGTCCAACGTCCTGTCGACTGCCGCGGATCTCTCCGAGGCGTCGCTGGAAGATCTGCTCATCCAGATCATGGGCGCCCAGAACGAGCGCGGGCTGCTGATTGGCCTCACTGGTCAGTCGCTGCACATCCCGCGCCAGCTCGTGTTCGAGGCCGAGCGCATCCTGAAGTCGACGCTTCAGAATGACACCGGCAACAACGCGATCAACGCGATGCGCGCGATGGGCATGCTGCCGAAGGGCATCAAACCGAACCACTATTTCACCGATCCGGATGCGTGGTTCGTTCGTACCGATGCCCCCCAGGCGCTCAAGATGTTCCAGCGCGAGAAGGCGACGTTCACCCAGGACGGCGACTTCGACACCGACAACCTCAAGTACAAGTTCTACGAGCGGTACTCGACCGGTTGGAGCGACTGGCGCGGCATCTACGGCACGCCCGGCGCATAACTTCCCCGTGGGGCGGCTTGCCTCCTTGGCCGCCCCACACCCTCTCCGGACGCTGGCAGCAGCGTTCACATTGAACGTCCTGGAGATTGAATATGCCTAACCCAACACGCTTCCCGGTCGGCGTCACGAACGTCGAGAAGACCTCGACCACCGGTATGTACGGACTACCCGATCCGACGTCGTGGCACACCTACATGGACGATTTCGACTATTATGCGGCGGGCGACTGGACCGTGACCGAGGTCGGCACGGCGACCCAGGCTCTGACCGATGCCGATGGCGGCGTTCTGCTGGTTACCAACTCTGCGGCCGACGACGATTCCAGCTTCAACCAGAAGGTGGGCGAGAGCTTCCTGATGGAAGCGGGCAAGCCGGCGGTGTTCAAATGCCGCTTCAAGGTTTCCGACGCCACGCAGAGCGATCTCGTCATCGGTCTCCAGATCACCGACACCACGCCGCTCGATGCGACGGACGGGATATATTTCATCAAGGCCGACGGATCGGCGACGCTGACGGCGGTATGCCGCAAGAACGCCACCACGGGCTCGACCTCGCTGACGGCTGCCACCATGGTCAGCGACACCTATATCGTCGCCGGATGGTATTACGACGGCAAGTCGGAGGTGAAGGTATTCATCAACGACACCCAGGTCGGCACGCTCGACGGATCTTCGACCTATCTGCCCGATGCCGAGCTGACCGTCAGCTTCGGCGTGCAGAATGGCGAGGCCGTCGCGAAGACCATGAGCGTCGATTACATCCTCACCGCCAAATATCGCTAACAGGAGCGCACGGCATGACCGCACCGAAGAAGGAAGACGCGAAGGCCCTGACCGCTGACGAGAAGATCGACGCGATCGTGGCCCTTCTCGTCCGCAATGGCTTTACGATTCCCGCCGAACTGAAGCCGGCCAAGCGCTGATCGAGGGGCTGGAGCCATGCCACGTTCAACAGACATTAGCTGCACCTACGACGCGCGACCGGTCACTGCCAGCGCCGACCCGCTGCCCAATGGGGTTTGCCGGGCGATCTACATGGGGGTCGGCGGCGACGTCACCGGCATCCTCGGCAACGGCGCCAGCTCGGTCACGTTCGTAGGCGTCCCCCAGGGTGTCACCCTGCCGGCGCAGTTCAAGATCATTTCAGCTTGCCCGGCGAGTTGCCTCGCCCTCTATTAAAAGGGCCGTCCCATGCCAGTCTATACGCCGGGGCCGAATTTCATTTGCGAATTTTCTGGTTTCAAAACCAAGCTCGCAGACGGGATCTACAATTGGGACGGCTCTTTCGTGCGCCGCGGCTTCGAGGATCGGCGCAATCCGCAGGACTTCGTGACGGGCGTTCCCGACAAGTCCAGCCTGCCCGTAGCTCGGCCCGAGACGCCCGACACCTTCCTGAGCGCGCCGGTTACACCGGGGGATCTATGATGGAGGGGCGCGTCATCGGCCGCATCGAGGGCGATCAATATGTCTGGCGGCAGGGCGAGACCTTGTTGAAGGCCATTCCGATCGAGGAGGCCGCCGGCAAGAAGTTCGCGAGCGCGCTCTTGCGCAACAAGCGGTGGGAGCGGCCTGATGGCGTTGTCGGGTGAGAACGAATATTCGCTGGTAGGCAACCAGATCGTCACGCTGGCCTTCAACAAGCTCGGCGTGGGGTCGATCGGGGAGCCCCTGACCGCGCGTATGTATTCGGACGGCTATTTCGCGCTGAACCTCCTGGTCAAGACGTGGAGCAGCTACGATCACCTGTGGAAGCGCGAAGAGGCAACGCTGGCGCTCGTGGCCGGCCAAGCCGAATATACGCTTCCGAACAAGCCGCTGCGTCTCGGAGAGGTGCGCCGCAAGAATATCCTGTCGGGCTATGAGGTGCCGCTGACCCAGTGGAGCCGCCAGCAATATCTCGATCAGCCGAACAAGACCACCGCGGCGTCGACGCCGGTCAATTTCTATTATAATCCGAAGAGGGTCGAAGGGCATTTATTCCTGTGGCCGGCACCGTCCGCGCAGGTCGCATCACTCCTGACGATCCGGTACGATTACCTGAGCCGCCTCGATGACATGCTGGCTTCGAATGACGAGGCCGACGTGCCGACCGAATGGCTGGAGGCACTGGTTTACGCCTTGGCGGTTCGCCTGATGCCGCAATATCCGGTGAACGACAGCAACCTGTCGGGGCTGATCATTTCCCAGTCGAGGGAACTGTTCGACCAGCTCAAGGGCTTCGACAACGAGCCGGTCAGCCTCTACGCGCAGCCTGACTATATGGGCACGCAGGGCTATAGCTGATGGTGCTGCCATCCCTAAAACCAGCCCTACAATATAGCGAGGGACGGTCTCGCCCATGGTCGGGCGCGAAGCTGGTCAATTATTTCTCCGAACGAGCGGACGGCGACAAGGTCAAGGACTTCGCCGTCATGCTGGTGCCGGGGCTCGATGTCTTTGCCCAGATCAGCGCTACTGAAAAGCTGCGCGGCCTCCATCAAATGGGCAATACGCTCTACGCAGTCGTCGGACTGGTGCTTTACGCGGTCTCACAGGGCGGCACCTACAGCGCGGTCGGCCTGATCGGTGGGACCGGTCGCGTTCGCATGCAGGACAACGGCACGCAGCTGGCAATTTGCGCGGCGCCCTATGGCTATGTTCTGTCGGGTGGCATCATTATCCAGCCTGCCGACCTCCCGCAGGTCTCCGACGTCGCCTATATCGACAGCTATTTTGTCTGGACGGTCTATAATAGTGACCAGGCGATTTATTCAGGGCTTGGTGACGGCACGAGTTACGATCTGCTGGACATATTCTCGGCAGAGGGGTCTCCGGATGGCTTGGTGGGCCTGATTAACGATCACCGCGAATTGCTAATGTGCGGCACCGCGACGATCGAAATCTTTTACAATGCCGGTGGCGGTGATGATGCCTTCGTGCGCCAGGGAAATGCCTTTATCGAGCGCGGCGTTTTTGCGCGCGATACCGTCGTCAAGATCGACAACGGCGTGCATTTCTTCGGCAACGACCGCATCGTCTATCGGCTCGACGGCTATAATCCGGTCCGTATTTCCACGCATGCCATTGAATATCATCTGGCACGCGTGACCGAGGCATGGGCCTTCACCTACACGCAGGAAGGCCATAAGTTCTACGTCCTGTGCACCGATGTTGGTACCTTCGCCTTCGATATGGCAACGGGCGCATGGCACGAGCGCCGCTCCTATCGCATGACCAATTACCGCGCGGGGTTTGCTGCGATCGCGTGGGGCGAGCCGCTACTTGGCGCGAACGATAACGGCACGCTGTGGCGGCCGAACCTCGAGATCTATACCGAGGATGGCGAGCCGATCATTTCCGAGGTTGATCTTCCGACGATCGAGCGGGAGCGCCAGCTTCTCAACATGTACGCATTCGAGCTGTATTGCGAAACCGGCGTGGGACTGGTGACGGGGCAGGGGTCGGAGCCCAAGGTCATGCTGACCTATTCCGACGATGGCGGCCGCACCTGGTCCAACGAATTGTCGCGCTCGCTCGGCACCATAGGTAATTATACGCACCGGGCGATCTGGCGGGGGCTGGGGCAGTTCCGCCAGCGCCAGATCAAGCTGACGATCAGCGACCCCGTGCGCCGCCTGAACATGGGCTATAATGCGGATACGCGCTAATGCAGTTCCAGATCAGCCCACCGAACACCCAGTTCGTTAGCCCGAAAAGCGGGTTTCTCACGGCTGAAGCATATCGTTTTCTGTCGCAGGGCAATCGGCAGGGTAATGGCGTCACGGTGACGCCGGTCATCACACTGTCGGACGATCAGAGCACTTTCCCGAATAGCCGCACCTTGCAGGTCGCGACGGATGAGCTGACCAAGACCGAAAGCGACACCGATCTAACGCTAGGGCTTGCGGACGCCGGAACTGCCGGCGCATTTGGCAGCGATAGCGAGACGATTCAGATCCAGGTCGATGACAAGGGGCGCGTCATTGCGGTGGTGGCGTTCGAGCTGAACACTGACAATATCACCGAGGGCATCGCCAACCTGTTTTTCACCATCCAGCGCGCGCGCGCTGTAATCAGCGGAGCGGCCGGCAGGATCGCCTATGATGCAGCGACCGGCGTTGTCGATCTGCAAACCGGGGTCGTGGCGCCGGGCAGCTTTACCAGCGCCAACATCACGGTTGACGCCTATGGCCGCGTGACGGCTGCGGCGAGTGGTGGGGGGACGTCGGGCTTTACCGGCAGCGGCCTGTTCACCAACCTTACCTTTGTCGATGGGCTTTGTACGGCAGCTTCTTGAGCCTAGCCACACTTCATGCTAGGGTCGGTCCGTGGGGCGCTCTATGCGCTGGCGGGAAGATCGAACCGCCGACCTCTAGGCAAATGATCTTCAGACATTGCCCGAGGCCCCATGCGGCATTTTTGCAAGATTGCTCCAGAACCATTCACTCCTGATCTCGCAGAGGAGATTATTCCTCTCGGTCAAGAGAGTTGGGACGAGTGCTCGGAAATCAAGAAGGATACGTGCGCCTATCATGGGCAGCGCGGCCTTCAGATTGATCCCGATATCGATAAATTCATGCATTTGGCAGCGAACAATTGCCTGATCGCGATGACGTTGCGCGATGAAGAGGCGATACTGCGCGGTTATGCCCTGATGATCCTCTATAACAGCCTGCATATTCGCACGGAATTGTGCGGCAATGTGGATACATTCTATGTGCAGCCCAAGTTCAGGCGGTCAATGCCGCGATTTATTTCGCAGATAGAGACTGAGTTCAGAGGAGCGGGTGTCAGCATCATTGGCTGGCCGGTGACAAGAACCGGGAAGATGTTCGAGATTCTCAAGCGTCGCGGCTACATCGCCGATGATGTCGTGATGGAATTGAAGATGAAAGACTTGCCTAATAAAGGGGAAGCGCCATGTGCGTAGCAGCCGCAATCGGTGGGGCCGCAGTCGTTGGCGCAGGCGCGTCTATCGCAGCCGGAAACAAGGCGGCGAAAGCTACCGCAAAGGGCGCAGAAGCCGCAGCTGATGCGACGGAACGCGCCGCGCAGATGCAGGTTGACGAGGCAGGCCGTCAGTATGACCTGACCCGCGGCGATTATGCCCCCTATCGCAATGTCGGTTACGGCGCGGTCGGCAAGCTTGCCGGCATGTATGGTGTGACGCCAACGGATGCTCAAGGGAACCCCACCGGCGCCGCGAACGATACCTATGGCTACGGCGCATCGGATTTCGAGACATCGCCCGGCTACGATTTCCGGATGTCGGAAGGTCAGAAGGCGATCGAGCGGTCCGCGGCGGCTCGCGGGGGCCTTTACTCCGGGGGCACCGCGAAGGCTCTAACCCGCTACGCGCAGGGCGTCGCGTCCGACGAATACAACACCTACGCGAACCGGCTCGCAGCGCTCGCGGGAGTGGGGCAGAGCGCGACCGGATCGACGTCGGCGGCCGGGCAGAATGCCTCCAACACGATCTCGAACGCCTATGGCAATATGGGCAATGCACAGGCCAATGCGGCGATCTCTGCAGGTAATGCCCGCGCATCGAGCTACGCCAACACGGGCTCGGCCATCAATTCAGGCGTCAACAATCTCGCCAGCCTCTACCTGTACCAGCAGGGCGGCGGGTTCGGCGGTGGTGGCTCTGCGCCGCAATGGAGCTACTGATGGCTGACCCTTATGGCATCACTCAAGTCAACGTTCCCGGCCTTCTCCAGATGTACGAGGGCGTCAAGCGCACGCGTCTGGACGATATGTACCGCCAGAAGCAGGTGGAACGGCAGGACGTTGCATGGAAGCGCGAGGATGAGGCTTATGGCCGCGATCAGAAAAAGCGCGAAGATCTCACCGCTGCCTATGACCCCAATACGGGCAAGCTCGACACGGGCAAGGTGCGCAAAGCTTTTCTTGGCGCCGGAGACATCGAGGGCGTCCTGAATTTCGACGACAAGGAGCTTCAGCGCCAAGCTGACGAACTGAAGACTTACCAGGCGATCAACCAGGCGGCGATCAACCTGATGAGCGGTGTCCGCGATCAGGCGAGCTACGATATGGCGAAGCAGCAGGCTAAAGTAATATATGATCGCTATGGGCATCCCTTCCCGGAACTGCCGCCAGTCTATGACCCGAAGACGGTCGAGCAACTTCAGCTGCAGGCGCTTTCCGCCAAGGAGAGGCTCGACTATGGACTGAGGCAGGCTACCATCGAGGAACAGCGGCGCGCGAACAAGGCGCGTGAAGGCATTTCGGCGAGCGGCTTGGCCCTGAGGGAGCGCGCGGAAAACCGTGTAGCCAAGTGGGGCCCGCAGCCCCTTATCGGCATGATGCCCGGCGGCGCGCCGTCCGGCACTGATGATCTGGATTACTGATGGCCCAGCCTCCTAGCCCCACCACGACCGTCACCAATCCCCGGATCGCCAAGCTGATCGAGCTGGAGACGGGCGGTCGCATCAAGCCTGAGCACCAGCAGGAGCTTGATACCTACCGCGCGCAAGGATGGGCGCCGAAGAAATCAACCAACAACCAGCCCACCGTGGAACAGGGCAAGGCTGGGAGTTTCTATCGCCGAGCTATCGGCGCTGAAACCGTATATGGGAAGACAGGTGAGGTTGAGGGCGAAGGTGCCGGACCTCGTGGCATGGCGCGCCAATGGCTACATGAAAGCTTTCCCGATTTAGAGAATTCGTGGATTAACAATCCTGATCGCCAGATGGCGGATCAGGCGCAGCGAAACTTTATAGCGGCTACCTTGCGCTATGAATCTGGTGCCAACATCCCGACAGACGAGTTTGACAACCAGTATCGCATATTTTTCCCGATGCCGGGCGATGGCGCGGATGTCATTGCACAGAAGAAGGAGGCCCGCCGTGAGGCGATCGAGGGGCTCCGCTTCAGTACCGGCCCCGTGGGCGATCTCGCGGACAAGGCCGCAGCTAACGCCGCAGACGAACCTCGTCCCACCGCTAAGCAACAGAAAAAGCCGACCAACTGGAACATCAACCCCGGCGGGGACGGTGGCGACATCGGCTTTGCATCAAAGGAGCATGCCGAGGCCAACTCTCTTCCTGAGGGTGCGCAGCAATTCCAGCAAGATCTCAGTTTCGCCATCTCGCGCGGCGACCTGAAAACGCCGGAAGATATCATGCGCTTCGGGCAGGAAAGCAAGCTCAACGGTGGGCGCGGCTTTACCATCAACCCGGAAGAAGCCAAGGCCGTCATCGACAGCGTGCAGAAGGGCGGAGGCTTTAACGTCAACACGCCACAGTTCCAGGCGCCAGACATCTCGGCCGACCGCGGAGAAGGTGGCCCTATCGAGATGGGGAAGGCATTCCTGCGCGGCGTACCCGCTGCGGTGGGGCTCGACGATGAACTGAACGCAATCGGCGACACGTTTCAGGGCGGCACATTGCGCGAGAATCTTTCGCGCGAACGTGCTATCAGGGACTATGACGAAGAGAACAATTTCGGCCCGCGCATCGCAGGGTCTTTGGCGACTGGTTTCCTCTTCCCCTCTGGTGCAGCTAACGCGGCTCGGACTGCAGGCATTGGCGCGCTTCGCTCGAACATGGGGATGCAGGCTGCGCGCGGTGCTGCTCGAGGTGCGTACGCGTCCAGGCTCGGCATGGAAGGCGCTGGGCTCGGGGCTCTCTATGGTGCTGGTGCTTCTGACGGTTCGGCTGCTGATCGGCTGACCGGTGGTGTAATCGGGGCGGCAGCGGGTGGAGCGGCCGGTTACGGTCTTGGGCGTCTCGGACAATTGTTCACGCTGGGACAGCGCAGACCCCCGCCCGGCGGTGGCAACGCCGTAGTAGAGGCGGCCGCACGGCGCGAAGTTCCTATCGTGGCTGCAGACGCCAATCCAGGCCTCCGCGGCGTGACGTCGTTCCTCGAAGCCGTGCCAGGTTCTTCGGGGCTGATCCGCAACCGAATGCAGTCGGGCGCAGACAACATCGAAAACCAAATCGCCGATCTTGGCGGTGGGATCGTGGCGCCCGATAGAACGGGCGTTGGTGAGGCCGTGCAAGGCGGTGCCCAGAATTGGGTGCGCCGGAGCAGTGACATCGGCGGCCGGCTGTACGACCGCGCGGAGCAGCTGTCGGGCGGCGCGCAGATCAACGCCACGACCGCCTTGCAGCAGCTCGACAACCAGATCGGCGACCTGTCCCGAATGGGGGAAACCAACGCGCCGAAACTTCGCGTCCTGAACGCCATTCGGGCTGACCTTGTCGACCAGAACGGCGCGCCTCGCATGCTGGGGATCGGTGACATCCGGGCGCTGCGGACGAATGCCCGCGAGCTGATCGATAGCTCGCAGGTTCGTTCAGGCGATCTCGATCGACGGCTCGGCATGGTGGTGGACGCTGCCAATGCCGACATCATGGCCGGCTTGCAGGGCAACAACCGCGCGCTGGCGGCCTATCGTCGCGCCGATGATTTCTGGCGCGATCGTGCCAATCGCATCGACACTGCGCTGTCGAAAGTGATCGGCAAGGCGGACGCTCCGATCAGCGGCGAACAGGTCATGGCCAAAATTGAAAGCTTGGCTGCTCCGAGGACTGGCAATGCGCAGCAACTACGCACCATTCTTGGGTCGCTGCGTCCCGACGAGCGCCAGCAGGTCGCCGCCAATATCGCCGGGAGCCTTGGGCGGTCCGCGCCGGATGCCGAATTTTCGGTGCCGGTATTCTTTTCGCAAGTCGGCAAACTGTCTCCGCGGGCCCGCAATGCCATCTTCGGCCGTGATGGTGCGGAAGCCTTGGAGGATTTGGCAACGATCGCTGAAGGGCGGCGCGGCACATTGGCGCGGCTCAATAACAGCGGTTCCGGTCGTGTCTCGAACTATTTCGAGACGTTCAAGGGGCTTCTCGGCATTGGCGGTGGCGCCGGGCTAGGTGCAGCGGTCGGGATAGGTGCCACGAGCGGTGCCGCGGCGACCGCGGTTGGCCTTGGCGGCGCCTATGCGACGTCCAGGCTGATCACGAACCCGGCATTCGCGCGGTGGGCGGCAAATGGCCTGCGCCAGAATACGGTTGGGGGCATTCGGTCCTCGATCAACAGTCTTGGGCGCATTGCCACAAGCCAGCCCGGCATTCGGCAGGAGGTGCTCGCGCTGCAGTCCAAGCTGATGCAATATGCGAACGATAATTTCGCCGCCGGTCGGTCTGTGGCATCAGACGAACAGCGGCAACAGCAGTAGGCCGATGCCTACACCCCAGCGTCGAGCGACCCCGTAAAGAAAGAGCGCCAGCAAAAACGCCTGCCCATAGGTCATGCTTTCAATGCCGGCATCATTGTGCTAGGCTTTTACCGACAGCGCCTCAGTGCGTCCAGCGGGTAGTGGGCCGCGTCGATCAGGAAACCACTTTAGCTCCCCAGCTAGAGGTTTCCTGCTTTGGCAACACCCACGCTTTTCGATTCCGGTATTTTTTCGGTCATTGGCCTGAACAGCGAACTGCTGATCGGGGCTGAACTATACTGGTTTGTTGCCGAGACGAGCACTCCGGCACCCACCTATTCCAACCCGGAACTGACGATCGCGAACGCGAACCCGGTTCCGTTCGACAATGCCGGGCGGCTGCCGCAAATCTGGCTGGGCGCTGGGCCATACAAATA